GTGCCCGCCCATTCGATCCCCATCGAGGCCGCGAGCGCCCCGAGTTCGCGATAGATTTTGTCGGCCCGGGCCGGTGCGGCTTCGTCGAGATACTTCCCGCCGGAGAACAGCCCGAGGTCGATGGCGAGCCCGTAGTTGTGCCAGGACGAGCCCGGGCGAGCCTTGGTGACGATCCGGCCCGGCTTTGTCCTGCCTTGCGCGTAGAGCGCCGCCTGCTGCTGCCACGACCGAAGGCCGGAAATCACCTCAGCGGTGACGCCGTGCTTCGTCAGGATCGGCTGCGCGGCTGCGAGGAACGCCTCGGCCTTCACGCGGAACTTTCGGTTGAGGCCGGACAGGTTTTCGAGGGTGCGCTTGGTGTATCTCATGGGATCAATCGGGTGGGTTGCCGCGGAACGAGAGCCAGCCGCCGACGCGGACGGCCCGGTAGATCAGGCGGCGGCGGACGAACGGCACGCCGGCGTCCTGCATCGCGGCCAGGAAGATGCCGTCGGAGGTCGCGCGGTCGAACAGCCGGTTCGCCGGCGTGTAGAGGAAATCGTGGATCAGCGCGGCCCCGAAGTAGTCGCCGAACGGCGAGAACAGGTTCCAGAAAATCCGCGGCACGCTCGCGCCGTCGGACATGAAACCGGCCGGCACCTCGATCTCGCCGTGCTCGGTCGAAAGGTAGCGGAACCGCTCCACAAGCTGGATGATCATGCTGCCGTTCTTCGTTCCGGCGTGCCGGAAAACAGGGGTGTCGGGGAAGGCTTTCATCGGCGGCTGTGTTCGTAGCGGCTGGCCACTCGCCAAGGGCAGCGAGGGACGATCAGGGCGGACGCCTGCGCCCCGCTGAAATACAGCGCGGACAGCAGGCCGATCAGGTGAGGAGTTGGGGATCGTCGCGTCATACGGGTGTCGAGGTAGTGGAACCGCCCGGCATCACGCCGCCGTGCACGTGCGTCTTCAGCGAGATCGATCCGGCCTTCACGTCGCCGGTCACCTCGATGTCGCCGTTAAGGGTGATCTTGCCGCCGGAGAGCTGCATCGTGGTGCCGCCGACGATGAGCTGCACGACCTTGCCGTTGTCGGCGAGGATCTTCGCGCCGCCGACGTTGATCTCGTAGGTGCCACCGCTCGGGAGGTCGATCCGCTCGACGTTCTCCCGGCTGTCCGGCGCGGCGCGGTCGTCGTAGTTGATCGCGCCACCCATCACGAACCCGGCCCCGAGTTCGCCCATCGGCGCCACGACGCACACCTGCTCGCCGACCGCCGGCGGCGACCAGCTCTTGACCGATCCGGCGCGCGAGGTCTGCCAGGGGAGCCAGGGCGTTTTGACCTCGCCGAACTGGACCTTGACGCGGCCTTGCGCGCGATCGACCTCGGCGACCTTTCCGATCCGGAAGAGGTTCGCGAGGCGGCGTTGGAGTTCGGCGACTTCGGCGCTCATGGTCAGAGGTCGGATGGAAGATCCCGCTCGGTGTCGAGCAGCGTGTAATGTTCGAGGTTGTCCGGACCGATCAGCGGGCTGATGCCGAGCCAGACCTCGGTCGGGACGATGCCGCCCGGCCAGATGTCGGTGCCGAGCAGGGCCTCGTGCTCCCACTCGACGCGCATCACCTCGTAGTCGTCCGGCTGGCCTTCCATGCGGTCGGGGAACGCCCCCACGACGTTCGCAGCGCCGACCGGCTGCCCCCATCGGTGGCCGCGAATGAACTGCATCAGCGCGACGGCCGCGGTGCGGATCCCGAGCTTGTTGCCGGCCTTGTAGGAGTTGACCACGTAGCCGTTGAACTTCAGCCGCACGGCGAGCTGTTCGGTGCCGATGTCGTCGGGGTCGTCGGCCGTCACCTCTTCCAGCTCGAAGAAAATCGCCGGCACGGAGACTCGCTCACCCTGCCGCGCGTAGTAGTCGACCAGCGTCCCGGAGAACCCCGCGGTGAGCGTGCTCTTGATCGCGGCGTGGAGGGTGGCGATGTTGACGGGCGTGTTCATCGGGCGATCCGGATTCCTCCGGCGATGGCTTGAGATTCACCGGCATTACGGCCGGACGCCTTGTCGAGGGCGAGGAAGAAAAACTCGACGAACTTCGCGGCCACTTCCTTCTCGAACTTTTCGAGGAACGAGACGCCTTTCTCGGCGATCGGGCGGCTTTGCTGGACGATCGGCAGCCGCTCCTTGCTGGCCCGTTTAAACACGTGGCCGCCGATGGTCGGCGCGACGAACGCCCCCTTGATCGTCTGCTGGCCGGTCGCGCGGACGCCGGATTTGTTCTGCCGGGCGCCGAGGTATTTCAGCGAGATTTCGTTCAGGCCATACCAGAGGCGAGCGGTCGAGAACCCCTTCACCGACTGGTATTGAAACTTGAGCCGGAGCCCCTGCCGAAGGGTGCGGAGCGGAACGCCGGCCTCCTTCGCGAGACGGCGCGCGCCTTCGCGGTTCGCCCACTGGCCAGCCTGCCGGGTGGCAACTCGGAGAGCTGCCTTCATGTCCTTCTGAAGCACGCCCAGGAGGCCGCTGATCCGCGACCAATCCTCGAAGACGAACAGCGCGAGCAGGTTCTTGGCCGCGCCCGCCTCGAAGCGATTTCCCTCGGTGCTCATGCGGGCTCGTGCGCGAGGGTGACGACCGCGAACCCGGTGCCGTCGGGCTGAATGTCGGTCACGGAGTAGTTCTCGCCCCTCAAGGTTACGGTGGCCTCGCGAGGGACGACGCCGACCACGTCCGACGCTTTGCAGGTCAGACGCGGCTGGGTCGTGGTCAGGCTGATTTCGCCGATCTGCGCGTCAACGAATCCATTGTCGAAGATCCCCCGGCAGTTCTTGGTCCCGCCACTCCACGCGAAAACGAGATCCTCGTCCTCGGCGAAGTCGGCGAGAAAGATGTCGAGCGGGTCGTCGATCATCGTCGGGATCAGTCGAAGGGATCGGCTGCGGGCTGCTCGGGCTCGGCGGATTCGCCGGGCTCGGATTCAGCGGCGGCGGCTGCCGGCTTCGGCTTCCGGCCGCGCTTGGCGGGCTCGGCGGCTTCGTCGACCGGAAACTTGCGGCCGTCTTCGCTCACGAGCGAGGCCTCGGTTTCGTCCGGCACGAGGGCGGCGCGGCCTTGATTGATGGTCGCTTGCCCGAACAGGTTCGGGACTTCGAGCACGGTGCCGGCCGGGGTGAATACCCCGTCGAAGGCCATGTTGCGGAGAGTGCAAATTTTCATCGTGTGATTTCGGCTGAGTCAGAAAAAGGGGGCGGGCGGTTTCCCACCCGCCCCCACGAGAGCCTCGGCTGTTAGGCCGGGTTGGTCTTGAACCACGAGAACGACTCCGCGCGGCGGATCGTGAAGTCGACGTCCTGGAACTGCGTGATGCGGATGCGGCCCTTGTCGCTGTGGGTGTAGGGGTCGACGGTCACGTCGAGTCCGCCCCACATGCCGATGAGCATGTCGGCCCAGTTGCCGAAGAACACGTCGCCGGTTGTCACCTGGTTCGAGACCCGGGTGTTGTAGCCGTTGACGGTGTTGCCCGGCTCCCAGATGGTGCCGTCGGTGCCGGAGCCAAACTTGGTCGTGGTCTTCAGGTGGC